CTTCCGGCGCGAACAGGTATGCGTCGCTTTTCTGTACGGCTGCGATGGCTGCCGCGATGTCCGCGTCCTGATTTTTACTGGACCGCAGAGCGTCAAGGTCCAGAGCGCCGCGCGCCAGCTTCGGGTTGTGCGCTTTTGCGTCTGCCAGCGCCTTGTCGATCTTCGCATCGAATGCAGCGGCCGCCAGCTTTTCGTCCCGGTCCTTTTCCGCCGCCTCCGCGCGCTGCTTGTAGTCCGCGATCTGCGCCTTTACCTGCTCCGCGTCCAGCCCTTCAAACTTACCGATGGCTTCGTTTGCAGCGTTCAGCTGTTCCTGCAGGCCGTCGGCACGCGCCGAAGCTGCGTCCAGGTCCGCCTTTGGAGCATACAGCTCGTTGATCTTCGCCTCCAGCTTTTCTTCCAGCTCCCCGGTGTAGGCGTCACCCAGCAGCTCTTTGGCAAATTCCAGTGCCATGTTTCGATCTCCTTCCTTTTGAATACAATATATATGTGCATAACAAAAGGACCCCCGTGAAGGGGTCCTTCAGCTATCATTTAAAGGCGCTTAAACGGACGTTTAAACGCAGGTCAGGGCGCGTGCCGGTTTTGCCGGCGCACCAGCTCATCCACCAGAGCGTCCAGCTCCGCGCGCTTTTCTTCCTCGCTCCTGTGGTCGGTGTATCGTTCAATGAGTTCATCCAGATCTTCACCGGGGAATTGTGCGCGCAGTTCTTCCATATATTCAGCGCCGCTTATCTTTGTCTCGCTCAGACAGAACATTGGATATGGTTTCCCGTATTTTTCCTTGTACGCCTGGCGAAGCTGGTCGTACCCAAGCGACCTCATGAAGGCTGCAAGCTCCGGTGTAATGGGCATAGGCATGACACATACCTCCTAAAACAGTTTCTGGTATTCTTTCCACAGGCCGGGGAAGAGCTTCTTAACGAAGAACAGGTCCGAATCATTCCGTGTTTCCATCGTAAAGAGTTCCGCAAATATCTCCAACGGGACGGCTTCTGAATTTTTTGCCCAGTATTCAGCCTTGTGCCCGAAACCTGTGTCAAGCCGCCCGGAGCTGAGCGCGCTGAGGATGTCTTTCATCAAATCGCTGCGTACTGCCTGCGCTACACGCTGAAATCCCTCGGCGTTATCCAGAACAGCTTTTGAAGCGTCTGAAATCGCATCCACAAATACTTTGTTTTTGTACCCCTGCGCATTCAGTACATCCGTCCGGTGCGCGAGCTCATGTGTGTTTGCCATTTCAAAGTCGGTCGTGGAAAACTGCGGATGCCTGGGGTTATACAGGATACGGTCCTCCACAGGGTCATACGCAAACGGAGCATCCAGTGTGCCGTCCTCCATGTACTCAGTGGGATTCTTTTCTGTAAAATACCTTAACCATACCATATTCTTTTCCGGCGCATCCGTCAAGGTGTCAAGATACGCAGAATAGCTTTTCCGGGCTTCTTCCACATCCAGCTTGCCGCCGCTGCCTGTGAGCGTACCCGCAGGACGCGGCATTTCCAGCGTGCCGTCCGGTTTCAGCGCCCGGCCCAGCCCCGCCGCCCGCAGCCGCTCCGGCGCGGTGCGCAGCCCGGCCGCAGCCGAAAACCGCTTGTATTCCGCATTCAGCTGCCGCAGGAGGATGCGGCTGCTGCGCAGCTCTCCGCTGCCCAGCTTGCCCTCCTCCTGCGCCGCGGCAATACGGTCCTTGCACTGCCGGATGCTGTTCTCCAGCGCCTTCTGCTGCTGTGTGGCTTCGTACTGGGTGTAGTGGCGGCCCTCGTAGGTGATGCCCTTCGCGTTTTCCCGCGCCATCTCCGCCAGCTGCTCATCCGTCCACTGGGGACTGTCCACACCCAGCTTGATGGGCCAGGCGATGTGCTTGCAGCTCAGCGTGCCGATGCGCCGCTGCAGCCGGCTGTTCAGCCGCTTGTATTCCTTATCGCTGTACTGCCGCCCCTGATAGGGCTCATGGTCCGGCGCGCTGGCGCTGTGCGCGCTGATCTCCCAACCGTCGCACCCGCCGTCGTCGTGGTGCTTCTCGTTGATGGCCGTGGTCATTTCGCCCATCTTCGCCATAATGGCGCGCTGGGCCATGAACTCCACGGAAAAAGTGCGCCCGTCCGAGCGGTCGACGGTGCGGATGCCGCGCTGCCACAGCCGCAGCGTGGCACGCCGCACAGCCTCCTCCGGCGTCTTTGCGCCGCTGGATACCTGGCGGAATACATAGTCCATCGTGCGCCGGTATACATCTTTAATCGGGTACACACGGCCGTCCACATCCGCAGCGGCCAGCTGGCCCAGCACGTTGGCCACCTCCTTGCGCGTTACCTTGACGTAGGCCTCCGCGATATTCCGCAGGCTTTCATTTTCCTCCCGCGGCGCGGTCTTCTCCGCGGCCCAGCTCATGAGCTGATCCACCGCGTCGTTGGTGAGGTCCGTCTGTCTGCGCAGCGTGTCCGCGATTACGTCGTCCGCGCCCGCAAGGCTTTTTGCCAGCAGAAGTTTGTATTCATCGCCGGACGATATCTGTCCGGCGGCGGTAATGCACCGGCACAAATCGCGCAGCAGCTCTTCCGTGACGGGGCCGTAAACAGCGAGGATCAATTCCCGCAGCCCGTCGATCTCATCCGGCGTCAGTGCCATGGCGTCACCTCAGCCCGGCCTGGGCGGTCAGCTGGACCATCTCCGGCATATATTTCTCCCGGATGGCCGCAAGGTCTTCCGGCGTCTCACAGGGCAGGTCGTATTTTTTCGCCAGCGCCAGCTCAGGCTTCAGCAGGCCGGCCTCCACCATCGAAAGCGTGTCCGCCCAGTCCTTGTCTGCGTCGTACAAAACGCCGTTGCCCCAGCTCACGCTCAGCAGCTGCTCAAGGTCCACCGCCTGGGCGTCGCACAGCCCCAGCGCCTGCCCCCACAGGTCCGTGATGCGCAGCGTCTCCAGCAGTGCGTCGTACCACATCCGCTGCAGGTCCATGATCGACAGGCTGTAGTCGCCCTCGCTGCTGCTGATCTCCTTTGCCGTGCGCTCCACTGCCTCCACGTCCGACAATATACCGCGTTTCAGGCCGATGATATTCTCACACGCCTTTAAATAGCTCTGCTTGCGCCGCTCGAAGCTCTCATCCCGCAGCGTGGGGGAGAAGATGGTCATGCCCACGCTGGCGTCGCCGTCCAGCCCGACGAACACGTCGTCCTTCAGCCGCATCACGCCGCCCTCCGGGTCCGGCGTTACCAGCTTGTCCGCATTGGCCACGATCCGGCTGCGCCCCAGCTCGAACTCGCGCCCCAGCTGGTACTCGTTTTTGTAGATGTTGTGGATCAGCTGCACCGCGCCCTCGTACACGCTCACGCCGTCTGGGCTCCCGTCCACGTTATTTGCCATCGGCAGACGGATGTAGGTCATGCCCAGTCCGCCGAAGGGCACGCTGTAGGTGTGCTCCGGGGCCAGCGCCGCATACTGCGGCAGGCTGTCCAGCCGCACCTCCTGTCCCAGGGTGCTGCTGTTTTCCGACACATACAGCTTGTACCGGATGGTCAGATACCCGCTGCCGTCCACGGTCCGGCGTTCCAGCAGCGTGTAGTAGTCGGAGCCCGCCCGGCTCCGCTCGCTCATCAGCACGTCCGTGATGCCGCGGGGCCCGCGGGCCAGTACGTTGTAGCAGTCGCGCCTTACCACATGGTAGGCCAGCCGCCCCGTGCCGTCCGGTGCAGGCTTCAAAAAGCCTTCGCCGCCCACCATGACCCACTGCAGCACGTCCTGCTTTTCGGCGTCAATGAGGCTGCGCTGCCCGTCCAGCCACGCCGTTTTTCCGGTTCCGTTTTCCGTAAAGCTGGAATCGTACTCCGCAAAACAAGCCTTTGTCAGTTTGTTGGTGATGGTGTAGGGGATGCGCTGCGCCGGGTCTTCGTCCTTGCCCTTCACCGCTTCACGCATGAAGAACAGCTCGAACCACTCCCGCACCGCCGCCCGCATAGCCGCTGTGCTGGTGTCCTTCAGCCCCGCAGCCTGCGCCCCTGTGATGGCGGCGTCGTCAAAAAGTGCCCTTACGACTGCGTTCATCCGCCGTCACTCCTTTCGATCCGAATTTCCGGCTGCTTTGCCCGCAGCCCGCGCTCCACGCCGTTGATGTATGCCCGCAGCGTGCGGTTTTCCGCCTCCAGCTCCCGCACACGCTTCTGCGCCGCCGCCAGCGCGTCGCCGTATTCCAGCACCGCCCAGCTGGGCAGGTACTTCTTCAGCAGCCAGTCCTTCAGCTTCATTCGTCATGCTCCTTTGCGCTGCCAGATGCGGCTGCAGGCGTACCGCGCCGCGTCGATGCCGTGGTCGTTTGCGTCCATCAGCGTACCCAGCACCGTGCCGTCCGGCGCTACCTCGTACTCCCATTCCAGGAACTCCTGCAGCACACACGGGCATTTTACCGGGTCGATCACAATGGCGTTCAGGCCCTGCAGCCACCGCACGCCCAGCTCACGGCTGCCCGGCCCTTTCCGGGCGGGCCAGCACCGCAGGCCGTAGCTGCGGTAATCCGCGCAGGATTTTTCGTCCGCGAGGTCCGCAAGGATCAGTTCGCCCGGGGCCACCCGTTCTTTCACGAGCCGGGCCGTGTAGTCATTCTGCAGCTTATTGCCCCGGGCCTCGTCGAAGATGTACAGCGTCCGGGTGCCCGCGTGGTAATACGTGCGGATGAACACCCACGGGTCGGGGTAGTACCCCCAGTCCACGCCGCTGATGATGTTGTCGAAGCCCGCGATCTCCTTTGCCGTGATCTTCCGGCTCACGATGTTGTCGAACACCTGTGTGCCGCTGCCCACCATCTCGCCCAGGTACATGTGCCGGTATTTGAGCGGCTTTGTCTTCCGCAGCCAGTCCGCACCGTCCAGGAACTCCTTGCCCAGCCAGTCCCGCGGCGCATCCAGATACGACGAATGATGCACCAGCTTGCCCGGCTGCTGCTCCCGCGCATACCGGTTGGCCCAGTTCCGAGCGTTGGCGGGCGGGTTGAAGCTGATGAGTGTTAAGGTCGGGTTGCTCCCCGAGCCGCGGAACGCGGACTGCTTCACGCTCAGCACCGCGTTTTCGCCGCGGCGCAGCTGGTCCGCTTCCTCGAACCACAGGCAGCCGATGTATCCAAACTTCGGCTTGATGCCCTTTATCTTCATCTCATCGTCCAGGCCGCGGAAATAGATGGTCTGGCCCGTGGGCTTGTAAATGAGGCGCAGCGGGCTCTTTTTCTCCAGAAAATGCTCTGACAGCCCCAGCTTTGCGACAGCCCACAGCATCTGCGAGTACACGCTGTCCTCCAGCGTGTTTCCCATCTGCCGCATCACCAGCGCATGGCTCTGCGGCCACTTCAGCAGCCACAGCACAATCTCCACGCTGCAGAACGAGCTTTTCAGGCTGCCGCGCCCGCCTTCCTCCACCACCGTGTGTACCGCGCGGTTTTTAATCGCTCGGTGGCTTTCTTGAAACGCCTGGCCCAATACGTTGTTCAGGTCCACCTCAAGGACGGTGCGTTCAGAAGTTATCAATGATATGCACCTCCGCCACACCGCTGCCGGATTCCTTCTGCATGTCGTTCCACAACCGGATGGCATCCATATCGCCGGCCTGGCATTTTTTCAGCAGCGCCGCGTGGATCACCGCCGCTTCGTCCACGCTGTATTTTTCCATCAGCTTGTCGATCAGCGCGAGGTAGTCGCGTTTCTGTATCTTTCCAAAATTCCCGCGCAACTCTTTTAAATCTTTTAAAATGTTAAATTCTTTTCTCTGTTTTGCCTGCTCAACACCCTCTAAAAGGGCGGTTATGCTGCTTTGAGGGGTCCGTTTCATGCGCTGCTCCTTTCCGGACCGCACGAACGGCCCTAAATTTCGCCTGTAACGAAAAAAGGTCCTCAGGCGTCCGCGTGGACGGCCCGAGGCACCTAAACGGTTTTTAACGGCATACAGGGGAAATTAAACGGTATTCCGCAGCATGGCGGGCAAGAGGGACGGATTTTCATCGGGCATGCTTCGCCATCCGACCGTTTCCGCCCGGTTTTCACCCCCTCTATGCCCGCCATGGCCACGGGCGGGGGACGAATCAACCCCGCCGCTTTCATGGTTTTCCTGTTTGGTCTAAACATCCGTTTAACAGGTGTTTAGAAATGTGTTTTCAACGAGTTTTCACACCGGTTTCAACTTTTCCACATTTCCCGGTGTGCTGCGCCGCACGCAGCGGGGGAAGGGGCAAACCGGGCAGCCGCTCTCATGCATGGCCCACACGCACCGCGTGCACAGCTCCGGCGGCTCCTTCAGCTTCGCGCCGGAGAGCTTCCGTGCCAGTTCGCGCCGCGGGTCTTTCCGCTTCACTGCGCATCACCGTCCACAGGGATGACGCCGAACCGCACCCGCCGGGCCACGCCGCCCAGCTCCGCCGTCACATACGCCCGGCGCTGCCGCCGCTCCATCCGCACCGGGCAGCCTGCAAACGCCGCCAGAGGGCCGTCCAGAACGTGCCACGTGCCGTCTGCGTGAAACAGCACCCGGCTGGGCTCCAGCGTCTCGTCACTGTCCAGCCGCCACCGCAGCGCCTCCCGAGTGTCCAGCGCCTGCGGCTCGCCGTGCTCCAGCCCCAGCCACCGGATGACGCCGGGGACAGGGGAAACGAGATGGAACAACGCCGCGTTATAGTCCGCGCCCACAAACACATATCCCGGCAGCAGCAGCCGGTCCTCGGTCTGCCACTGACCCCGCCGCCGAATCTCCATCCGCTGGTCCGGGGCTCTGGCTTTCACGCCTTTGCGCCGCAGCGCCGTGCATACGTCCCGTTCCGTCCCGGTCAGGACCTGCAGTGCGTACCAATTCATCAGCGCTGCGCCCCTTTCTGCCGGCGCTCCAGCGCCGCCACGAGCTGCCGGTACAGCTCCGGATGTTCCGTACCAAGGGCTGAGAAGAACTCCGCCTTCAGCTCGCCCATGGCGGCCTGCGTGTCATCCTTGCTCTGAATGTCCAGCCTGCGGGCGTACGCCACAGCCTTTGTCTGCGCGTTCATCTCCCGCAGCAGCTTATCCAGCGCGATATCGTTCCACTCTTCGTCCGGCTTCGACAGGATGGCGTCCAGGATCTTCTGCCCCGCCACCCGGTTGATCACCTCGGAAAAATCCAGCTCCGGATACTTCGCCGCTTCCCGCACCATGGCGTTCATCCGCTCGTTTGTCACACGGATATCCTCCAGCGAGGCCAGCAGCTTTCTGCTGTAGGTGCTGATTGCCTGCAGGCTCAGCGTGACGTCCAGCGATGCCAGATACTTCTGGATATCCGCGAGCGTGCAGGTGTTCGTCGCCTTTACCATCTCGTCCACAACGTCGCGGACCTCGGGCGGCAGCTGTGATATGGTGCTGCGGCTCCTGTTTTTTCCGCGCATCCTCAAGCCCTCCTACATATCCACCAGCGGGTCTTTCTTCACGCAGCGCTGCAGCTGGATGCCGCGCGGCGTCAGCTTGACCTCAAGATCCTCCAGCTCTGCGTCCGAAACGCTGGACGGGGCTTTGTCCTCGATGCAGCGTACCTGCAGGTATCCGCTGTCCGCCAGGTAGTTGATGCTGCTGCACAGCGCCATCCGGTCCATGCCGCCCGCCAGCGCCAGCAGCAGGCCCTTCAATTTTAAAAATTTGAAATCGCAGCCCGCGATGGCCAGCGTGCGCATCACAGTTCCGTTATTGGCCGCAAGCTCGCCGGCCTGCATCTTCCGGCGCAGTTCATTTTCGTCCATCTCAGTTGCCTCCCTGCTTCATCATGAACTCCATCAGACGGTCCAGCTTGTTCTCCAGCTTCAGCTGGTGCGAAACAAATTCCTCGCGCCGGATGCAATTTTCCTTGATGTCTTTCACATCGTCGCTCATCTGCCGGATCTCCGTGCGCATCTCTGTGCGCATTTCCTTCATTTCACGGCGCAGCGCTTCAACGTCTTTTTGGTGTGCCGTGCGCAGCCGTTCCAGATCCTTCTGGTGATCGTCGCGCGGTGTGTAATTTTCCCGCACCTGCTTGATGTCCGCACGGTTTTCATCCAACTGCCGGAACACCGAGCGCCCGAACAAAAATCCTACCAGCCCCACCACCGTTGTCACGATGATCGTTATGAGCCACCATGTCCCGGCGTCGAACGTCATTGCGGTTTCCTCCGTAAATACAAAAAAGATAAGGCACGATGCCCTCGTTGTGAGTTCATCATACCTTATCTTTTAAAGAGTGTTCCACTCAGATTTTACAGCAAAACAGTCACACATCGAACAGCGTACACTGCCCATCCAACGGGGCGCGCCGTATCTGTTCTGTTTTTTCACGCACGATCCCGCGTATATATCCCTCGCTCAGATTCCACTTTTTGCACAGCGCATAGACGTTTGAACCGTTGTACTCATCACGGATCAGTCTGTCACGGATAGGAATAAGGAGCTTGTCCGCCTGCGGGATGTACACCCGGCCGGTGCCGCCGTACACATCCACCAGCCGCCGGAAAGCATCCATGCCGATGGTTTCTGCCAGTTCCCGTGCTTCGCCTTGCAGATCCTCCAGCTTTAGCTCGTTCAGTAGTTCATTCCTCATTTTCCGGCCGCCTCCCGTTCCCGGCGGTATCGGTCGCTGTGCAGGTATTCCAGCTCTTTTCGTTCAGCCAGACTTTTCAGCCCTTCGATCAGTGCATTGCCCTGCGAAAATGACAGAAACCGGAACGGCTGGGTGGGGAAGGCTGTCACGCCGAACTGCCTGCTGATCAGCCCGCACAGCCTGTCCCGCAGCTGTACGCCCTCCGGCGCGGGATCATATTTTTCCAATTGATACATCAAGTACCAGACCTTTTTCTGCTGCCCCTCGCTC